CTATGTTTGACGTGTGTTTGTTTCTTTTCTCTTTGAATTCTTCGTATGAAGGCATAGTAAATAATCTGTGTAAAATATGCAAAGGGATTGTTTGATTTATCTGGATTGAAATTGTGTATGTATTGTAAACAATTTTCTATTCCATCTGAAATCATATCTTCTTTATATGTATAGTTGATAAAATTAGGTCTATACGATAAACCATTTGCAATCTTTAAGAAACACTCTCCCACATAATTTGTAATCTGTGGTCTTTCTTCACCAGTTTCTTCTGCTTCTTTACACTTTTCTTTCCATTCCTTCATGGCTTCTAAAAACTTTTTGTTGTCCACATAATGAACACTTTTCTTTTTTGTAGCTCTTGCCATGTTTAAATTTCTCCGTTAATATAAGTCTTTATATTACCAGATTACCTCATATTTGTCAAGGAAATATATAATTTAATTTATCTCTTGACAAGGGTGAAAAATCGTGTATAATCATTTATGTAGATTCTTCAAATATTATTAATGTATAGTCTTCTTAGAGTCTAATAAATCTAATAATAGTTTTTCATCTTCAAGTAGTTCTTCTTCAGTAATATCATCTTCTATCTGGGGTTTCTTTTTTTCTTTATCTAAATTTTTCTTTAATTCTAAGGCTTCTAAATATTCTTCTTCACTTATTTCAGTTGGATTAAATTTTTCATTTATTACCATTTTATCTAAAGTTCGTAAAACGTATTGGTAATATCGTGTAAGTCCAACAGATGCTTCAGCCATTACAACAACGCTAGTTCTTTGTATATAATAATGTTCTTGGTCTGAATAAGGTTGAATCCATCTTGTTAACGCAAGAGATTCAGCTACACCTTTCTTTGTTACTCGATTTATAGTATCCATTTTCAAGGGTGATGTTATTTTAAATGCGTCATCTCCTGATTCTACAAGATTGCAGATAACATCATCGCCATTCGATAATTTTAAAACTTGAAAGTTACTCATATGTTTACCTTGTCTATTTTGTAATTGAATTGTTCTTGGTTATATATATTTAGTCTTGCATGGAAGTGTCTGAGGGTGAAGTTTTGGTGTTCCTTGACTGATAAATCGTCTGACAAATCAAACAATCGAATGGAATTTTTAGTCTCACTTTTACGGAGTCCACGCCCAATTGATTGGAGAACTCGTATTCGGCTCTTTGAGGGTGAAGCGAACACGACATTATGAATATTACGAATATTAATACCAGTACTAAACGTACCGTATGATGCAATGATGATAGCATCTTTTTCATTTTCTGTAATACTCCTTATATCTTCCCTAGTTTTTGTGTCTGTACCACCATGTACAAAGAATACCTTTCTATCAAAGTCTTTCATCATCTCGTAAAGAACAGCTCCATGTTTCTCTACTAATTGAAAAAGACAGAGTGTGTTACCCTTTAAGTTGCTACACAAAGTAGTAATAAAATTATTCCTAGTACGCTGTAGAACCAAATAATTGATTTCATCTGCATAGTTTAATCCCTTCACTTTCTTACATTCTTCTTCAGAATGTTTTAACACAATACATTCTATATTTAATTGTGCAAGATGATTACTTTCCATTAGTTTCTTGGTTGTTGTAACTCTTTCAACAGTACCAAATAAACCCTCTAGAACTAATCTATGTGTCTGCGTACCATCTAGTGTACCTGTCAGTCCATATCTATATTTACACAAATGTAGTTTTGTCATAATACCAGTAAGAGATTTAGCTTTAAACATATGAGCCTCATCACCAATCACGCACCCAAACTGTTCAAAGTATTTCTTAGGCATCTTGTAGATAGATTGCCATGTAGATATTACAACGTCTTTTGTAACCTTCGTGGTATATCCTTGATATATTTTTTGACAATACATATTAGAGCTCCAACCATAGTCCTCAAAATCTGAATACATCTGTTCAACAAGTGATGTGGTTGGTACAAGTATTAAAGTTTTTAAGTTCATTTGTTGATAATAACGAACTAAGACGTATATGATTAACGATTTACCTGAAGCAGTAGGAGAAACAAGAAGAGCCCTATTTGACTCAATAGCATACCTGATAGCATCAATTTGATAATCACGGACTTTAAGTTTTTTGCCGTTAGTTTTCGGTCTAAGTAATCGGACATACCCTGATACAGTTCCTTTGGAAATCCTACGAACATCTTCAACTCCTTTATCTATTATATATTCTATATCGTTTTTGTAACAAAAATCTTTAATATATGGTAATAATCCTACATATATTTTACCTGTTGCTGGTGAGAATAATCTTATTTTTCCGTCCCATATCTTATTGCGATATGCAGGCATGAACCTATGGCCAGGAACTTCAAATGTAAAATAATCTGAAAGTTCTCTCTCTACACCAGAGTCCGTTTCTACCTTTAGGTAAACTTCATTTACTTTAGATATTTGCATTTTGTAATGTGTTTTCTTCACCATACTCACCTCTGAGTATTACATTAAAAGATATACTAGTTCTTGTATTTGGTGTAGGTGGCACCCAATGTGATAACCATGCTGGAAACATATACATACAATCTTTTTTAGATGTAAATCCCATAATTCCAGAATTGTTTATATTTGTAGTTTTTCTTTTTGGTGTTAATTGATTTGCTTGTGGTCTGGGGTCAAAGAATTGTATCTTAGATGTGTTAATATTTTCACAAGGATACCAAACACCAGAAAATAAATTATTAGAATGTGTGTGTGGTGGGTGGGACGATTTTGGTTCAGATACGTTTATCCACATGCTTGTAATATCTATTTCATTATATTCATATTCATACACTTCACACATATGTTTTGTTACGTCATATACTTGTTTTACGAAAGGTTCGAATGTAAAGGCTCTATGTAAATCATTATTATGTGATTGTTTGACTAAATTTGAGGAAGATTTATTATAATTATTACTAACAAATTCTAATATTTCTTTTGTTGCAACAAATTTACTTTCAAATACTTTTGTAGGAAATAAATCCCAATGTTTTACATCAGCCATGTTATTATACTATACCTTTCACCTTTTGTTACTCTATCTACATAATGTGGGAACATAAAGTTTGATGGAAATATTATAGCAGAACCTTTTTCTGGTTTGTACATAATATCTGCAATGACTATTTCACCACCTTCATAGTCATCATTTAAAAAATATAAACATGAAGCTGACGGATATCCATATTGTTGTCCATGACTGTGATGAATATTGTCTATGTGTTCAGACATAAATCCACCACCACTATATTTGTTCACTCTAAAATCTGTTGTCCTGTTTGGATTGAAATATTTCATACATGAGTGTCTTGCTTTGTATAGTTTTATAACTTCTTGTGTAGTATCAAGTAAAGGTTTCCAATATTTCATCTTTTCAGTTATCCAACAATCGTCCATTACAACTCTATTGGAACTGTTTTCTATCTCACCTTTGTTTGATGAATATGTAGATGACTTCCATTCCCAATTTTCAGACATTATACTATCACATGTTTCGTGTGAAACAACGTCTTTATAATAACCAATCCATTGTTTCATTACATCATACCAGCTTCAAATTGTTTCCAAGTTATAGCGTTTTTAATATCCCAACCACGATTGTCTATAGATTTAATTACACCATCAATATACTTGACAACCGTCTGTAAATATGCTATCTTATTTTCTGCATCTATAATATCGTCATCTGATTCGATATAGACACTTAAATCTGTTTTGAGAACTTTAAGGTCAAAGGGTTTAGTGACATAAATTTTTGCATCAGCCTTACCACCATAGTATTCCCATTTCTCACGATACAATCGTTTGTAATCACCTTTTGCTTTCCACAATAGTAATTCAAACTTTGATTTGTGATTAAGATACTTTGATTTTATTTCTTGATTTTTGAGGGATTCTGTATCAAGGTGTTCATCATTTACTTTTAAGTCTTGTGCAGTCTGTGCCTGCAATTCATCTAGTGTCATAGTATATTCACTCCATTATATGGAACTATTTATAGTGTTATTATTTTATATATTTTATATGCGAATGTTGCTGTTACTGACAAATAATCAACATCTGTTGCGTTTTGATTAAATTCTAATGCACCAAGATTTGTAGGATAAATATCTTCAAAACGAGCTTCTGCGATAGGATTGTTTTTGCTAGATAATATTGTAAGGGTTGCATCTGAGAACATTGACCTTACTGCTGTTGCTGATTGAACACTACCAATACCTGTACTTTTAGTACCTATAGTTTCTACAGGAGTATTTGAAGTCACACCTCTGAACGTAGAAAATTGTTCGTGATTTTCTGGAAATCCTATTGCAGTCATCCATTCGTGTAAAGACAAATAATTTTCTAGATATTCGTCTACTAGAAATGTTATTGTTAGAGGTTCATAATCCAGTTTATCACCCATCATTGGAATTTCTTTAAATCTTGTAGGCATAACTGTATCACCAAGAGTTATACTTGGAATACCTGCAGCCGTAGTAAAAAACTCAACCTTTGGAAGTTGGGTAATAATAAACCTAAACTGCGTTGGACTCGCATAGTCTAACTTTGTGGGTTGTCTTGCTAATGGCGATTGTGATGTTGTCATACTACTATTTATACAAAAAAAAGAGGGGTCATAAGACCCCTCTCTAGTTTTATAACTGCACTCTTATGATTACATAAGGTTAGTAACTTTAACACGTCTGTAGTATTTGTTAGTACTTGCAGAAATACTAATTGCACCATCAGCACCAGCCGCAACTGTACCAGTTGAGAATGGGTTAGCGGCAATACCGTAACGAGTTTTGAAACCAATCTTAGGTTGGAATGAACTTTCACCAACAGCACGAACCATTTGTAATGGAACGTATGGGCAATAGAACATACCAGCGTCATAAGGTGATGTACCTTTATAACCACAAATGTAGTATTGTGAAGCAGCTACGTTAGCAGCATATGGGTCTACATACACTTTGTATCTACCGTTCATAACACCAGCGAAAGTTGTTGTAGTGTCATCTACATTTAGATTGTTATTTAAAGCAGGAGTGTAATCTAGAACACCAGCCATTTGTAATGCAGATGCAACATCAGCAGAACAAAGGATTATGTTACCTTTACCCCTACGAGTTTGTTGACCGATAGCGTTTGAATCTCTTTCAAGAGCAAACATAAGTCCTTTGAATTTTTCAACAGACCAACGACCATTTGAGTCAGTATCTAAGTCGAAGATACCAGCAGTAGTTGTGTTAACTTGAGCACCAGCAACAGCAGAAACATAAATGTTTCTTACAACTTCTCTGTTTATTTCTGAAAGTATTTCAGCAGATAAGATGTTTGCTAATTCAGTTTCAGCATCTAGACCGTGAATTGCTTTAAGGTCTTGTGCTAATTCCATTGTGTACTCAGCTTTCATTGCACGAGTTACAGCAGTAACAGTATGTTTTTCAATACTGAATGCCATTTCTGCGAATGCGTTAGTTCCACTATCCCCTAATGCTTCACCTTGAACTGTAGTTTGACCAGTTGCAGATGTGTAAGTACCAGCAGATGGAGAGTCATTTAATACAGCAGGATTAGTTTCTGTTGCACCAATGTCACCACCACCGATTGTACCAGCAGCATTTTGGTTAGAGATATCTGGAATTGCTTCATCAGCAAGTGCTTCTGCACCGTCCATTGATGCAAATCTAGCACGCATTGCAAAGATAAGACCAGTTGGGCCTGTCATAGGTTGTACACCACAGATATCGTATGCAATTAGGTTTGGCATTGCTCTTCTAACTAGAGATATCAAAATTGGATCCCAAGTATCTAAAGAAGCATTACCACCAACAAAGTTAGTTGGAGTTGATTCTGCTAAGAAGTTTCTATCTTCGTTTAAAGCTTTTTCTTGATTTTCAAGAATAACTGTAGTAACGGCACGCCTGTAAGAATCCTCGATTTTTGGTAATTCTGGATGCTCTAGGACTGGCTGCCACTTTTCTTGTAGATGTTCTGTCT